TGTAAGATTTCTGCTAAGTCTCCGTCATGATGTGTATCAATCTCATCATGTGAATGATTAATCTTGATTAGTTTCTTATTGAAAACAGACTTCGTACCCACAAAGAATTGTCCATTTGCAGGATTTGTACCCCATACAATAGCAGGAGCTCCGTCTATCTTAACTGATACTATGCTATCTGTACTGAACCAATCAAGAACAGATAAATCCCCATTTAGAATAGAATCTTCTGGGTGTTCGATATGTGTGTTTTGTTTCATACTATCCATACACTTTATGCGACCCCCTCCAAATATTGTTTCTCATATTCCAATAATTCTGGTGGAATACTCAATACACTATTTGGTACTGATTTATATTCTCTGTTAGTCCATTTACCACTTCCAGAATAACGTAACAATTTAATTCCAACATGATCGTATTTTTTATCTGTTGGTATTAATATTTTAAAGATGTTATTCTTATCATCACTTTTAGTTAATAATGCCAAAGCATCATTTTCATCTTGTGTTACAATTATCACACTACAAGAAATATAAAACAACTGTTTAAATTTTTCATAGTCATTCAAATATATCTCTTGATTATCATATATGAATCTTGAGATAAATTGTGGACTTAGGTAATGATCTCTTACAATTTTCTTTTCCTTTTTTGTTTTACCATAAAACAAATTGTTTCTTGCATTTTCACTTATGAGTGATGGATTATTAACATGATAATTACAACTACTCACATCACAATAAAACAACCTAAGTATTGGTCTTTTAAGTTTTTTAGGGTCATGCCATTTATGTTTTACTGCTCTCATACAATCGTATGAGTTTTCGCAATAATGTTCCCACCTTTCCATAATTAACTTAATTTGATACTATTCATACAATTTATGCGACCCCCCATAGAATTGTAACTTTACTAATTGCTATGGTCATTAAAAATCCTAACATAATAACCACATCAAATTGTTTATTTTTAATGTAAAATGGCATACAAATTGTATCTGCAATAATGTGCATTATCGCACCATAAAATGTTGATACATGAAGTATCACAAAATAGGCTGCGATAATCATTATTGACCCTGTTATTCTTCCTAATACAAAAATGTTCATCTTGTTACTACAGTAGTGGCTGCCTCTCCTTTGTTGAATACAGTATCAACAACTGCATTAACTTTGCGTGATGTGCTGATACCAACTTTATCATAACAAGGTACAACAAGTAATCCATAAGTTTTACTCTCATGTCCTTTGCGTATCACTCTACCAATAGTCTGACTAATTGTAATATAGTCCATACTGCGTAGGAATAAAGCCGCTTCAAGTCCTGACACGTTGATACCTTCACTTAATATACTATGATGACAAACAACAAACTTTCTATCTTTCTCTTTACCCCATGTATTAAGTGTCTCAAAAAACTTTTCTCTATCAACTTTCTTACCATCAACAATACCACCAGTTTTTGCTGTGATAAACAACCAATGATAACCTCTCATGTGTAGGTCTTTAGCAAACGTAGAATGAGAGAATAAATTAATAATTTGTTTTGTTGATCTTGCACAAATTAATATTTTGTCAACATCAATATCATCAATAGTTTCTAACACACTATCACAATCTTTTTCATAACTAAATCTACTATCATCAGCAACATCTATCTTCTTGATAATAACTTTAGGTGGTAGTATGTAACCTTGCTTTACTAATTTTGGTGCAGGAACATTACAAATAACCTCTCCAAATATATCTGTATCATTCATACCAATTTTCATAGGTGTTCTTGAATGTTTTGGTGTTGCTGTAAAAAAGTAACAACGTGTAGCATACATTGAATAATGCTCAACTGCTTCAATAAAGTTCTTTTGAACTGCATTATGTGACTCATCAAAATATATCGTATCTACAAAAACTGCGTGTGCATTTTGTATCTTATGTAAAGAATGATATGTAGTAAATATTAACTGATTTTTTCTACTTCCCCAATGCCACTCCTCAATCTCAGGTGTCTTAGTTGTACTGGTGTGATGTGTCTCTCCACTATGAACATGAAGTACATCAACGTCATCTATCAACTCAAGAAATTCTGACGATAATTGATTTGCAAGTAAGATACGAGGTGCAACAACCACGATAGTTTTAAGGCCATCTTTGCTGAACTCTCTCTTGGCATCTTCAATCATACATATAGTTTTACCACCACCAGTAGGTACGATAACTTGACCTTTATTTGATGCACTCATAGCATCTAAGGCACTTAACTGATGTGGTCTTAAATTAATCATCAAAAAACAATAATATAGTAATATTATACCATAAAAGGTATTAAACCGCCATACAGACGATTACAGGTTCATTACAAGAACAATTTAAGCGACCCCCCTATGCTTGTGCTTTCTTCTTATTTCTTCTTGTTATCTCTTTTTGAGTGATAGGATTCTTTAACTGACTTTCTTTTTTCTTGCCAGTAGCACTTAATACTAAATCCCTTAACTTTCTCTCTCCTTTCTTGGTAACAGCCTTTCTCTCCTGTGCTGTTAATCCTGATGCCTTTTGTGGTTTATATCTAGGGTCAACTTTCTGTTTCTTTTTAGTTGCTAGTAAACTATCTGCTTTTTTTGAAAGTGCCTGTGATCTTAACTTTGTTGTTCCACCACTTGCTTTTGCAGCCCTTCTCTCCATAGCAGCCTTACGTTGAGCTGCTCTTGGGTCTAGTCTTGCACTACCTCTTGCTTGAGTGGGTTGTTGTTCCCTCTCTGCTCTCTTACGTTGACCACCAATATCTTTTCTATCCTTATAAGTCTTAGCTGGAACCATCTTACCGCCACCAGCTGCTTTCATTCTTCTCTTCTCTGGTTCACTTTTCTTACGCAAAGAGCCGATTCTCCCACCCTCTCCTTGTTTTCGGATTTGAGATCGACCCTGTACTTCTGGGTCATAAACTTCAGCGATAAATTCGTTAAATGTTTTCATCAAACATAAGACTTTTATCTATTTATTAGCGGAACCAGCTTTAGATGGGCCTTTCCACACTAAATCGTTATCATAGAAGTATTTTACCCTTTCTCTACGCAACTGTAGTAACTTATCGAAAGCAATCTGCTGTTGTGGTGTGAATACAAATGCTTGCCTTCTCCATGCTTCACGAAGTTCTTTGATTTCGTAAAGTATCTCTGATGATTTCATAAATTGTCGTTTGTTTTACACAATAAGTACACTTTAATCGACCCCCCTATGTTCTTTGTGACTTGTATGCACCATAACTTAATTGGTCTAGGTCTGTATCATCTTGTTTTGATACTCTTCTCCTTATAAACTCTAACTCATGCCAATTTGATTCATAACAACATAAACAAACATGAATACGTTTATGTAAAAAAGTAGAGACATTACACTGTGGTCTTGGTTTTGTTGCAATCTCAATCGTTATGTAGTTAGATGTTGCTACCCACTTATTTTTGACTCTATTGTCATTATCATCAACTTCTCCCTTAAAATATACCCACCCCTCATGCACCTGACCTAGTTCAGTTGTCCACTTCACATAATCATTTACTTGAGGCTGATACATTATTTGTTAGGTTAAAGGTAAGCGATTATCGTATCTTGTATCGTCTTGAAAAACAGCTTTAATATCACTCGGATTTGCACCTAATTCTAGTAGTCTGTTTATTATTTTTTCTGCATCATCTTTTGTTAGATTTTGAGCATCATTGGAATGTAAATTCCAACCTGTACTATTTTGCTCCATAATCTTGTAGAGTTTTTCTTCTGCCATGATCTTTTTATGTATAATTTATATATGAAAATACCCTACCAGTATAACTGATAGAGTAGAGAATGTCAAATAAATTCTTTGATATAATAATCAACTGTGATTTCTAATTTAGCTGCTTCTCTCTCACACTTAGCAATAAAATCTTCAATCATTTCATCAGTTTGATTCACTGGTTTTTTGTAAGGTTGTGGGTGTTTCCACAATCCAGTTCTAGGGTCAATTTCCATA